CTCATGGATACCATCCTCGCCCTCGCTGAAAAACTGAATAGCTCACTTTCCTCTAGTGAGTTTTCTCAGGATTTTTTAGAGTCTTGGGATAGGTTTTCTCAGCTTGCGACAAACCTTCTCTCCGCAGAAGTGAATTCATATCGCGATCTTGCAGGGAAGACGGGACCATTGGGGGCTTATGGATTTCATTTCATCCCGAAGAACTTGAAAGTTAACGCTGATAAGATTTTTCGTGGTATGTTAGCAGTGGTCCCTCCCCTCCAGATATCAGCACCAACTCAAATTTTCAAAAAAATTGAGCTTTATCCTCATCCTTATAGGGTTTCAGAACCTGATTTGGTTAAATATCGTGGATATTTTGAGGACATGGATACTACAGGTTATCACCTGTCGCCCATGCAAACGCTGATGTTAGTGATGTGCTCATTAGATAAGCCGAAGGACAATCCTTTATTACGTAATTTACGTTATTATAGTGATCTGACTCAGGGCTTATTTATGAGAAAAATTCCTTTGGGAGACCAGTGGTGAATCAATTAGATTCGATGTCTAATACACGAACCGTTGTTTTACTACAGGGCGCCATGCTTCTACAATCAATTCAGGATCAGCATCCAGAGTTGGTTGAGTTGACACTAGAGATAGTGCGCTTTATATTTCTCGATCCCCATTATAATACTAAGATTATAAAGGGGATGTTGTCCCCTATTTCCCAGTGTGTTTGCGCCTGCTCAACATCAGGCTCAAAAATTGACTGGAATATTGATGGTATTGACAAAGTCATACCACAAATTTCAGGCTATGGGGTTAGCTTAATCGTGGCTAATGATAATGATTTCCAATCATATCTGGCCATGAAAGAAAGACTTGATGAGTCGTTTGCACTGATGCGCGACCACCGTCTTAATCTTCTCTATGATTGGGCATTATTTGCCATTCATGGGGCCCCTGAGATGGTTATACCACAATGGGTACAGATTAGATCAGTTTGGGCGTGTGCGGGCTTTACACGAACTGAACAGCTAATGTCTCATAAAGAACACGCTGGTAATGAAATATTGGCGGACAAGGATGCAGAGTATGTTAGGGTAACTCTGGATCCAATTGGAGAGTATAAGAAACATGGAGAAAAGGATGAGGGGGATCTACGGCTTCTTTTGCACGATCGAGCTCCATATAGACTAAACCTTAAAGAAGAGTGGTCCAAGTTTGCTGAGTGGGCGATGAAGACTAATAATTTGCCGTCCTGGAATGATATAAGGCGCAATCTGCCTTTTCTTCTTACATCTCGCGCTGCAAGCGTGAGTGCCAAAGTCAGTATTGATTTACCGCTTCGTGGCTCAAGAATGTCGATTCGAATAAATAATAAAAGACAGATTTTCTTTCTCCAAGGAGAGAAAGCCTTAGATTATAAGAGTTATATGCAGAGCGCGTACGTTGATGATCATCCAGGCAGGATTGGCAGTCGGGATACCGTTGGAAGAGTGCGAAGAGCGATTTTTATGATCGTAATGAACGATTTTTGCTATGAAACATTCATAGCAGAGCCTTTGATGTCGTATATGATCATGGGAAAGCACACCAATCCACGGTTTAGTCTTTCAGATAATACCGATATGACTCCAGGAGCAGCTACTGGGATATTGCTGGCAGATCACGGACTTGGAGCTTACTACTCAGGTCGTGGTAGCCATCTGATCTGGCTTGCTGATTACAGCCATTTCGATATGTCCCAGAAGTTTATGAATTGTAGATCTCATTGTATAGATGCTCTTTGTGAATCCTTTCAAAAATTGGGGTATACGGCTCCACTTGGACCATTTGAGCAGGGTTATCCCGCTTACATAAGGCAGCTATGGGGCGAAAGTCGAAGAGTGCATGCTAAATTCATTAGCAAGACTTCATACGCCGAGGAAATCATAGATTGTGATCTTCTACTCTCTGGTGAGTTCGTTACAATTCACTTTAATGGCATGACTAATCGTGCATTATTTGTGACTTTACTATCTCTTTTAAGGGATAGAGGACTCATGACTAACATTCGAATGACTGTTAGGAAGTTTCAGGGTGACGATAATTTTGCTATATTTGATATACTAAATAAGCATCTGCTTACAGCTGACTATCTGAAGCAGTTAGCTCAGTCATCTTGTCAAATTTCTGCCCTCAGCGGGTTCGAATTAAATCAGTACAAGGTCGGATTGAGGAGATTTAGATATGAGTATTTGAAAGTGGAATTCATTTATGGGTTCCATGTCCCTCTTCAACACATGCAGCTTTTCTCAACAGAAAGGCCACGTGTCGCTGCCTACCCAACTGAGTTTTTAGGATCATGGAGGGCTAAACTTGCATCAATGGTATGTCGTGGATTCTCGTCTAGGTTGGCCGTACGTGTTAATTACTACAGTTGGGCCTTGTTTAGACTGCTTAAGTTTAGGAAACTTACGCAAGAGAATCGAATTCTGCTTCCCATGTGCTATTTGTTTGTTCCACAAAGACATGGAGGTGGAGGCAGTTTGCCGTGGACAGTTATCGGTGCATCAGTGGATGCCATGGTTGTTGAATACGCTAAAGAGAATCCAGTATTCAACGATTATGTTAGTCGCGCTAGTTATATGATTACTATGGGAAGTACTTCAAGCAGGGCCGATGAAATAACTGAGGAGCTAGTTAAGACACATTTTAAGCCAGGAATCAACTTTATGAAATCAGTGATCCCACCAGAAGTGGTTTCCGATGCCAGGAGCGCGCGCACCGAGCTTGAAAAACACGACATAAAATTGGGCAGGCTTTATGTTGAGCAGCACCCAGAGGACATCGCTTTCATGACCTCAGCCAATATAGGTGAGGTTAAGACAATTAGAGACAGCTCAAGATCTGATGTAGGTCTTGCCTATTTAGCCCACTTTCCAATGTCAGGAATTAGGAAGCTATCAGCTGATTATAAGTGGGTTTGGGCTACTAGGTTGAAGTTTGGTCCAGAAATCACGCCAATATTGCCTGAAGTGACACCATTTGCCTTTATGCATAAAACAATGCGGGCAGCCTATGGAGCTTATGGCGTCGGAACTGAAAATGATATTGCTGACCTCCACCCCGAGGCACAGTTTGCAGCCATGAGGAGATCTAATTATGCACCGAGGCATCTGACACCCGCACGGATTCTGGGCGAAATTACAAAAGGGAAATATGCTATGCAGCCAACGCTAATGGTATCAGCTTTAGTAGCAATGGGCTTTGATCCAACTCGAGCTACGCTGTTTTTAGATCGTCTTACAAAGAATTTGCGTCTGTGGGCTTTATATAATGTCATGGACGCTTTTTCGTTTGCTGATAACTTTCTATCAAATATGGAAATTTGTCAGAATACTCTTGATAGGGTTGTTCCAGGCTTTAAGTCCATGGGATTTCCTCATTTATCCCTCATGCAGTATCTTGCATTCCTGAAATCCGTATTCTGGGGTTTAAGGGATGGTCGATTTAATTCAATGAGAGTTGACGTTGATAATGAAGTGATGTCAGAGTATAACTCTGCCATGAAGGAAGCTGGTTCCATCATTCCCGAAGCCGCAGTGTTGAATCATCTTTACGGCGAAAAGGAGGATGAGTAGATGTTAGTGAGG